TCGTGAGTTAGCAAAGAGTCTATCTGTGCTGCTCTCTTCTGTAGCATCAGGTACTCGTAGATCATCTTAGCTTCAGGGATGTCGATGCCTTCCAGCACCTTCTCATTAACAATGATAGCTCCCTTCTCAGTCTGTAACTTAAACTTAACACCTACACCTTCTAGCCTCTCTGCAATCTGCTTACGAGAGCCTACGTTAAACTCAGTCACCTTGTCCTTCAGTCTCTTGCCTGTCTTCTCGCTCCAGCGTTCCTCCACTATAGGTGGAAACACTTTCTGTAGCTCCGCTGTTATCGTCCTCATCTTGTGAGTTATGTCTTGCCAGAGTGTAGTAGCTGCTTCTACGTTGAGCATGAAGCCGTTGCGCTCCTGTTGAGCCGTAATGATGTACACCTTCTCTTCTAAATCTACGCACTGCGGTTTAAACTCCTCTAGATTCAGTGTGTTTGTTAAATGTTTGTACAGTCTTGTGGTGAGTGCTACATCCTGCCTGCAATACTCCACCATCTCATCAGACAGTCCACCGTCATAGTCGTGGAAGTCTATCTTGTGGTCTCCAAAGCGTTTTCCCCAAGAGTCTAGACTGTGTCCACCCTCCAGAGACGGATTCCAAAGCCTGCTCAGCACTAGCGTATCCTTTAGCTTCTCTGTAGGTATCTGTAGTGACCACTGCTTCTCTAGCACTGGCGCATCAAAGCCTATGATGTTGTGACCAATAACGCCTTCTGAGTCACGAAGCAGAGGCTCCAGAGTCTCAGCAGAGTAGTGCTCTAGCATCTCACCAGTCTCAACGTTCTGAGTTACTGCTATCCAGATAGTGTCGTGGCTGGTGTTGGTTTCTATATCCAGCGTAATCAACATAATACTGCCTCGCTGCGTTTGCTTTATTACTGTGTTTGTCGAAAGGGTTTAGTCTGCTCAGTTCAGCCTTACTCTCCTGAACTGTCATTACCCAAGTTCCAATCTTGCTCATATTCTTGGCTCTCCAATACTGTGTCAGATTCACTTCTCAGATCATCTCTGTCAATGGTAGCAATGTCATCCTCAGTGTAAAAGAAGCAGTCATTGCACAAATCTAAAAACTCTCCTGTCTCAGCAGATTTCCTTGTAGACTCAAAGTCCGATAAATTCTTGTTACACGCTACACATCTCATTACAGCCCCTCCTCCTTAACTTCAACCATTCTACCTGTTTTCTGGTCAAATAACAACCCTCCAGCTGGCCCTGTAGTACCACAGAAGCGGTTCTTCAGCACTCTGACATTGGTTGTATTCCTCTCTATTGGGTCTTCAGCCTGACCATTCCTCTCTAGTCCTATCACCATGTCTGAGAGCTGTGCAATGGAAGCAGAGCCTCTGAGCTGTGACAGACTACTAGCAGCGCCTTCCTCGTGGCCTTTACCGTCTGGTCTTTTCAGGTGACTCACCATAAACAGTGTGATACCAGTCTCTTGAACCAACATTCGCAGCTTGGTGCAGATTTCATCCAGCGCCTTCCTCTCGTCACCGTTGCTCTGTGCAGATACAACAATACTAACGTGGTCTAGGAACAGGAACTTGGTGTCCAGCGCCTTAGCCATGTAGCGACAGCGAGCTATGATGTTGTCTATGCTGGTAGAACCGAAGTGGTCGAACATAAACAGTCTCTGAGTGCCCATGGTAGCCTCAAAAGCCTCCCAGCGTTCCTCCTCAGTGCTTTCAATATCAGGTAGGTGCAAGGGCTTGTTAGCCGCCAGTGACATTAGAGACAGTGCAGTCTTACGTGCGTTCTCTTCTAGGAATAGTAAGCCTATGTTCTCCTCAGAGTGTTTCAGGATGTGCCACACTATCTCTCTGACAAACTGTGACTTGCCTAGTCCAGAGCCTGCTGTGATGGTGACTAGCTCTGCCTCTCTGATACCGTAGGTTAGCTTGTTCAGGCTCTCCCAAGGGTACATTACAGCAGACTTCTCTACTGGCCTGTTCACTTCATCCCAGAGACTAGCGCCATTGATGATACCATCAGGTACAAACTTCTCTGCTCCCCAGAAGGCAGCAATGTAGGCTTTGGAGTCATTAGCGGCTAGGTAGTCGCAAGCATCCTTGTACTCTGGTGGGTTCTTCATAATGGCTGACTTACCACCAAACAGCTCTGCAATCTCTCTCGCAGCCTTCTGCCCAGGTTCGTCAGAGTCCATAGAGATGACGATAGCGTCAAAGCTGTCTAGCCACTCATAGGCGGCCTTACAGTCCTTTAGAGCGCCACTAGCGCCGTTCCTGACAGATACTACTGGGTACTTGCTGCCTTGCATCTGGTAGCTTGCAGCAGCGTCAAACTCGCCCTCAGTGATGGTGACATACTTGGCAGAGCCAGCAGAGAACAGATGCTGTCCGAATAGACCAGCGCCTTTCCAGTCTCCTACAATGCTGTGCTGCTTGTCTGGTAGACGTATTTTAGCCGCAATAGGCACTAAAGCATCGTCTGGGTTGTGGTAGCTGAAATAAGTCTTATCTGGAGTCTCTAGGATGCCGTAATACTTCGCTGTAGCTGTTGTCAGACCTCTGGATACTATGCTCTGGTACTTACCCGTGGTTAACATGTTCTCTACAGCACTGAAGCTGGGCTTTGGTGTAGGCTGGTCATCCTGCGGTATCTCTACAGGTTGATAGCCTCCCTCAGTCTTTGTATATGTCCCGCAGCTATGGCAATAGGTGCTATTCTTGTTCACCTGTAGCGCATCGCTGCTGCCACAGTCTGGGCAGGGTTGATGGGTTGCTACACTCATTCAAAAATCTCCTCATAAACTCTGCCAAAGCTGATTAGGCAAAGTGGTAGATGTAGGATAACACCCTGAAAAGGCATTACTTCTATGCTCTCTGTGCTGGCATTGTATATCCACACTGGCCTACTGTCTGGAAACTCCAGATCAAAGCCTACGCCAAGTCTATACTCTATTGTTAAATTGCGTCCTAGGATAACCATGCTGTTTTATGCTCCATGTTTCTTGCTGTTATTCTGATCCTGCGCTTACATATTGGGCAGGGCTTAGTCCAGTCTGTTTGCTCTGGGTGGCGACAATAGTGGCTCCGTTCTTCTGGAATATTGTAGCTCCCTTTCACTTTAACAGGTTTCCTCTCTAACACCAAACGATCTCTACTAGTTAGAATCATTATCGCCTCCTCTACTAAATATCATATCATACTCTGTACTCTCTGATATAAACTGCACAATCACTGCTGGATGTACTTTGTAGAAATTTGCAGCCTCCTTCAGTGAGAACACGCCATTATTAATATCTGCGGCAGCTTTAAACACTGCCTGTACTTCAGGGTTCATTGTACCCTTTAACATATATTCTCTAAACATTTTAAATTCCTGTTTGTTAATTGTTAAAATTTATGCTACCCTCTGGACTATATAGTAACAAAACAGCCTTACTGTAGCAATAACTACTAGCAGTTCTTCTTTAACGAATACTTCAGCTCCTCTAAAGTGTCCTGTAGCGCTTCAATATCTTCAGGGTAAGGAGTCCATTTAGGGCTTTTCAGTTTCTCTATAGTGTCTACTGCTGCTGTTAACTCTCTCAGGACGCTAAAGAATCTCTCCCGAAGCTCCCAGTCCTCTAGCTCTACTAAATGCTCATCGCCATGTAACAGGTCATTAGGGCCTTTAAATAGTTGCATTGTTAGTTCTCCAGGTCGTTAATAATAGTCTCTCTGATGCTGTCCTGCTCAGCTCTTCCTACTCTATAGGGTAAGCTCTCAATCCATACAACGTAGCGCTCTATAGCCTCAGTGCGAAGCTGATCATTCTCTATATCTGCAAAATCCATTATATAGTCTCCCTATCTTCTCCATCTAAACAATCAATATGTTTTTTTAATAATGCCCTAAAGTGTTTATTATGGTCTTGGCTTAAAGCGTCTAAAAATATATCGTGCAGGGTTGTGCCAGTAATTTCTATGTCTATACCATGACAGCGAAACGCGAGAAAATCCTTGTATCCTCTGCCTTTAGCTTCAACGTCCATTTCAATCTCCCAGACACTTTGCGCGCGTATTTTCCTAGTGCGGTCAACGGTGTGAATCTTTAAAGCCATATTATCTCTCTCTCTATTGGTTA